GGCTCCTGGACGCTGGGCGCAGCGCTCGCACAGCCAAAGTGGGTTCCGGCCAACCCCTTCGTCAGGCCAGGGTACGAGGCGTCCCTATCGCGCGCGCAGGCGGCGATGGTGAAGAGGGGCAGGGAGCGGCTTCCTGAGCTGCTGCGTGAGGCGCGAGGAGGTAGTAGATGAGCTACGAAACTTCCCTCCATGCCCTGATCGCACCCCTGGTACAGGGGCGCTTCTATCCCGACGTTCCACCGGATCAGCCGGTCTTCCCGTTTGCGCTGTATCAGCAGGTTGGCGGCCAGGCCCTGTGGTTCCTCGAAGGAACGATGCCGGACCAAAAGCATGCGCGGGTGCAGATAACCATCTGGTCCAAGTCCAGGCCCGAAGCCAATACGCTGATCCGTCGTATCGAGGATGCGATCTGCGCCGGCGTTCCGCATTCCGAGCCCTACGGCGCCGCAGTCGCCATGTACGAGTCGCCCATCAAGGCATACGGCGCCCGTCTGGACTTCGGGCTTTGGTTCCCTGACCCCTAAGCAACTAACCCACCCCGCATCAACCCGGCCAAGCGCCGGGCTTTTCGTTTTCAACCAGAGGAACACAACACATGGCACTCAAGCTTCCGAAGGGCACCCAGTTCGGCTTCGCGCCGGTCCTGGCCACCAAGATCGCAACCACTGGCATCTCCAAGGCGGCGCCGGCGCTGGCGAGCATCGCCGCCGATGCCGTAGACACCGACGATGTGGTGGTGCTGGAGATCCCCGGCTGGCCGGCACTGAACAACCGAACGACTCGTGCTGGCGCAGAATCCACCGGTGCGATCGAGCTGCTCGGCACCGATACCACCGACACCACCCTGTATCCGGGAACCAGCGGGGCCGGCTCGCTGCGCAAGGCTGGTGCCTTCATTGACCTGGACCAGCAGGGCGATCCGACCACCGCCGGCGGCGAGCAGCAGTATTGGAGCGGCACCCTGCTGGAGGACCCGACCGGGCGTCAGATCCAGATCCCGACCTTCAAGAACGCCAAGACCATCACCATCCCGCTGTACTACGATCCGTCCAAGCCATGGTATCCGGCGCTGAAGACGGTCGACGCCAAGGGCGAACCGGTGGTGTTGCGGGCCAAGCTTGCCGGCGGTGACATTCTGTACTGGTACGGCTACCTGAGCTATGACGGTGACCCGACCATGACCGCGAACACCCCGATGGGCACCACCGCAACGTTCACGGCCCTGGCCGACTCGATCCTGGTGGAGGCGGACTGATGTTCAAGGTAAAGGCCCCCGAGACCTTCAAGGCATCGTTGACCATCGTCGGCCACGGCCGCGAGCAGAAGCTCAACCTGAGCTACAGGCATATGACGCAGGAGGCGTACACCTCGCTCCTGCAGCGCCTTGCGGCGCAGGAGACCACGCCGACCCAGGCGATCCTCGACATGGTGTCTGAGTGGGATGCCGACGTGTCGCTGGATACGGCCGGCGTGGATGAGGCCCTGCAGCAGCAGATCGGACTGGACGCGGTGATCATCACCGGCTATGCCCAGGCTATCCAGGTGGCCCGCAAGGGAAACTGATCGAGGCGGTGGGGGCGCTGTACTGGCGCGCCCCCACCGAGGCCGAGCTTGCGCAGGTTGGCCTCAAAGCGAAGCACTACCAGCCGCCGGAGGTGCAGCTGTGGCCCGAGTGCTCGCTGCCTATCGAAATCTTCTCCCGGGTCTCCACCCAGTGGCGCGCAAGCGCCGGAGGACCGTTTGGCCTGGACTACAACGTCGTGTTCCAAGAGCTGGACCGCGAAGGGTTGACCGGTGATCGCCGGGCCGAGGTGATGGCCGCGATCCGCATCATTGAGGGCGCCGCCCTAACCGAAATCAGCAAGGGCTGACCATGACCGACCAATCTATTGGCGCGGCTCGCATCGACCTGGTTGTCGATACGCAGCAGTTCGACAGTGCGATCAGCGCAGCAAAGCGCGGTGTCGCCGACATGTCGGGCAGCGCACAGCAGCAGTATCAGCAACTGTCGCGCGCTGAGCGTTCGCGCGTCGATACGCTGGTGCGCCAGGCCGATACCCTAGGCATGACCCGGTCCCAGCAGCTGGCCTACAACGCCGCTTTGCGCACGAGTGGGCCGGTGCTGGACGAGATCGTGCAGAAGCTTGCCCGCGCTGAAGCTGCGGCTAAGCGCTCCGGAAAGGAGCTGAACGCCTACGGTGTCAGCGCGGCCCAACAGGCAGCAGCAATGCGCGGCGTGCCCGCGCAGATCACCGACATTGCTGTCAGCCTGCAGGGTGGACAGAACCCGCTGACCGTCTTTCTGCAGCAGGGCGGACAGCTCAAGGACATGTTCGGCGGCATCCGGCCAGCGGCCGCGGCCTTGGCGTCGCAGCTGCTGTCGATGATCAACCCGCTCACGGCTGCGGCAGCTGCAACTGCGGCGCTTGGCGTGGCCTGGTATCAGGTCGGTGAGGCACAGCGGCAGGCAGAACTGGCGCTGATCACGACCGGGAACTATGCCGGGACCAGTGCCGAGCAGATTGCGGCGCTCGCTCGGCAGATGGACAACCTGGGCGGTGTATCGCGGGGAAAGGCTCTGGCTGCGCTGACACAGGTGGCCGCGTCTGGCCGGTTCACGGGCGAGCAGTTCCGCCTGGTGTCTGAATCCGCCGCCCAGATGGAGGGTGCGACAGGCCAAAGCATCGACACCACCATCGACAAGTTCAAAGAGCTGGCAAAGGATCCGGTTGAAGGACTGCTCAAGCTGAACGAGGCAGAGCACTTCCTCACGCGCGCACAGCTGGATCGGGTGACCGCGCTGCAGGAAGAGGGGAGGCAGCAGGATGCGGTCACTGAAGCAATCCGGATCTATCACGCAAGCCTTGGAGATGTGTCAGAGAAGGCGCGTGACTCGCTTTCCGGCGTCAGCCAGTGGTGGAAGGCAGTAAAGGACGACACTTCATCTGCATTCAACGAGCTTGGGCGCTACATCGATCTCACCGACCGCCTTCTCACACGCTTCACGGGTGTGAAGCGAGGTACGGTGGCGGAGACGGCTTCGTTCTTCACCCCGATAGCAGGCCAAGCGAAGCTGGCGGGCGGGTTGCTTGGCGCGGCGAACGATTTCGCCGAGCGGTACTGGGGCCTTGGTCCCAAGCCCACCGTCACCATGGCAGGGATCTACGGCAACGGCGTAGAGGAATCGATCGATAGCGCCGGCGAGCGAAAGCGCCTGGAGCAGCGGAAGAAGGATCAGCAGGAATGGGACCGCTTGGCGGGGCAGAACCTGTCTAAGCGGCAGAAGCAGCTCGCGGAAGAAGCGCAGATCGTTGCCCTTGGCAAGAAGCTCGGCAAGGATCAGGCCGATATTGACCGGGAGGTCGCTGCATCGCGGAAGCAGTTCGCTGAGGCAGAAGCTCGCCGCGGTGGTGGCTCCAAAACCAACCCGGCCACGTCGATCATTGCGAGGATCCAGCAGCAGGTGGCTCTGAACAAGGAACAGTCGGGCAGCGAGGAGAAGCTCACCGTCAGCCAGCGTCTGCGGGTCCAGGTGCTGGAGGAGCTGGACCGGTTGGGGGCCAAGATCCCCGAGGCCGATCGCAAGCGCATCAGGACGATGCTGGAGGAGCTGAAGACGACTGGCGACTTGGTGGAGGCAAACGACAAGCAGAAGAAGACCTTGGAGGCGCTCACCCGTCAACAGGCGATCTTCGACCAGCAGGCCGAATCACGGCGGCGGGGCAACGAGCTGGATCTGATGAGCTACGGTCGGGGCCAAGACACCGTTGCGCAGCTACGCCGGCAGATGGACGTACAGCGGGAGTACGAGGACGAGCTGAAGCGGCTGGGCGACCGACAGGTGGCCACCGACCAGGACCAGTGGGACCAGCTCGCTGCGAACGCGGCCAGGCACAGGGATGAGCAGCTGCAACTGGAGAAGGACTACCAAGCCCGCCGGCTTGCCGCGATGGGCGACTGGCGAAATGGCACACGCGCAGCCTTCGAGGACTATGCCACAGAGGCCAACAATGCAGCCGGCCAGGCACACTCGGCGCTGACGAACGCGTTCCAAGGCGCGGAGGACGCCCTGGTTCAGTTCGCTATGACCGGGAAGCTGTCATTCCGCGACCTGGCCAACTCGATCATCGCCGACTTGGCGCGCATTGCCGCAAAGCAGGCAATCGTCGGCATCGCCGGGATGATCGCCAGTGCTTGGGGTGGCGGGGTCACTGCCGCGGGGAATGCTGCAGCTACCAGCGGAACGCAGCAGATCAACTCAGATCTTCTCGCCAACATCGGCCGCAATGCCAACGGCGGCGTCTACACATCGCCAAGCCTGTCTGCCTACTCCGGTGGTGTCTACAGCTCCCCGCAGCTGTTCGCCTTCGCGAAGGGAGCCGGTGTGTTCGGTGAGGCCGGTCCTGAGGCCATCATGCCGCTGCGGCGTGGTCCCGATGGGCGGCTGGGCGTAGCTGCTCATGGTGGTGGTTCCGGAGCGTCTCAGGTGAATGTCAACGTGGTGGTGAACACCGATGGCTCTACCGACGTTTCTGCTGACACACCTGTGTGGCAGCGCTTCGGCAAGGAAATCGGCCAGCTCATCGACATGAAGATCAACGACGCGCAGATCCGGTCAATGAAGGATGGCGGTGCAATGAGGGTGATGGGGGGCAGCCGATGACCGACACATTCCACTGGCAGGCAACCAGTCAGAGCAGCGGCTCCGCGACTGCATCGGTGAGGCGCGCAAGGTTCGGTGACGGCTACTCGCAACAAGCGGCGGAGGGCATCAACTCCGTTTCCAGGAAGTACCAACTTAGCTTTGTCGCGTCCAAGGCAGTGATCGCCGAGATCGTCGCCTTCCTCGATACACACGTGGGCGCTTCCTTCCTGTGGGCCAGCCCGTGGGGAACGGGCTTGTACTACTGCGACACCTACACCGACTCCCACCTTGGTGGCCTGACCTACAGCGTCACGGCCACCTTCGAACAGACGTTCCAGCCGTAAGGAGTGAACATGGCACTTCAGCCAATCGACATCACCACGCCGCAGCCAAATGGAAAGCTAGGCGACCCCGCGCGC